AAAACATTATAATACGTAGCAGCAACCGGCAAACTATAATGACCAATCAATCTTGACTCATTATTGTCAGTTCCAATATCTTGCAAACGTTGCTCTTCACGATATGTTATACCTAATTGAGACATACCATATTTTGACAAACCCTTTTTCTTTTTCGAATACATATTTCTTTTAACTTGCTTCTGCGATTTACCAATTTTACCCGCAAGTGTAGAAGTTCCTTTAAAATAACTTACCTTAGAATTTCCAGATCCATAATCCATTGCTTCACGAGTTGAAGTATAAGCGTTAGCCACACGTCTAACAGCATCTGCTACAGTGCCTGCAGTAGCTGCAGCAGTAATAGGGTCCATTCTTTTCTTCAAAGAAGTGGATCTACCTCTCGAAGTACTCTTATCTCTAACGTACGCGCCATAGGAACGTCCGCTTCTAGTCTTAGGTGATTTAGATTTAACCATTTTATTTATTTTTTTTTAAGATTAAATTTCGCGTATATCCCATCTATCTAATGACAGCTTCGTAGTATCAGGATAAAAATTTGCAAACACAATCACGTGGGGTGGCTTGAATCTACAACACTTGACTTCATATTTGGTGGACAAATAATATCCGTTTTTGAACGATTCCATAACATCGTACGGTACATAGTCCTGTTTGCTTCTGGGCAAATCGAAAAATACGACTTCTTCATATCCGTAGGCATAGTAGATATCCGAATTTCTTCCGCCAGTAACCAAGTAGGTAGACTTTTCTTTGTATCGAGTAGCAAAATAAGACTTCCCATTATTGCCAGTGACGTCATAAAACCAAATAATTTTGCGCAAGTCTGGTTCATTTGATAATTCTTCCTTAAGACGCGACTGCCATCCGACACGTGGATTTAATTCTCCGATATTAACTTTTGATTCTTTAATTGCTCTTATATAATCATGTACAAATCTCGGATACTTTGCATATATATCAGAATGTTTTTCCATCAATTCCAAACCCAGCAAACCAGCTTTTACAGATTCTTTAAACTCATGTAAATCACTGCGTTTTCCCTAAAAAAATTTATTCATATAAATGAGTTACTTGAGTAACAAATCTACCAAATTCATTGAATTCTCCATCTTTTTTACAGTATTCAGCAGCTAATTCTGGATAAATAGCTTGTTCAATATGATATTTGTCTCCCAAAATCTTTTTAACTCCAGCAAAACGCTGCTTCTTCACCAACTGTACGAAACCTTGAAGGTGAAGAGTACCAGTAGTTGGACAAACTTCTCTTCCATAAATGAGATATTTGAAATGATTTTGTCTATATAGTTCATCCAAATGATTAAAATCTTCTTCACGATAATTATTCAATGTAAATGTCCAATTGATAACTGGATTAGATGATACTCTTCTTCGTCTTATCACACCAGTAGTAGATGTTTCTGGAATAAGCATAGGATTTTCAAGATCAATTGTAGCCATTTACAAATTTGCAATTTCTCGTTCCTTATATATTCATATCGGAAATTAAATCGCGGAGTGGCTGTGCGCTTAAATTCTCCTATCAATTCTCCTATATTCCGAATGACTCATAATGAAACACTGTGCCATGTTCCAAAGTGGTGGTAATACTATTTCACCACTTTGTGAACTGGCACATTTACCTTCCTACAAATAATAAAATTTTTAAATTTATTTTTATTTATTTTATACCCTAACCCTAAAGACCCTAACGATCTAGCCAAAGGATTACGACGTTGGTCTTTGAACCTCATATTGGTCGGTTGACGTATCTTTTTTCAACTGACAAGCAATTTGTTGAGTTAATTCAACTTCAACTAATAATCTAACTGCTCCTGCCAATAATCCAACAACACGATCTACATGTATACCTCGTGCATGTCCTATATTTGCCATATATTCAGTTGTATTCAAACTCCATCCAGCTGCTGTCTGACTGGGAATACGCTTACATAACATTCTAATATATGATCCAAATGACATACTATTAGAATAAGAAATAATAGATGTCTTAATATGACCAGGATCCATATTAATTTTTGACTTACCAGTACAATTTATTATTTCATAAGCAGGACATGGTTCCGCTCCAACTTGATTAATTGTATAAGTATTGGAAAAACCTAAACCTCCAAAAGCATCAGTACCAGAAACTTTACGATTTTGGTGAATAAACTTGTTACCCTTCACGTAATACATTGATGCTTCGACAGGTACATTATTAACATCATCGGATGTAATCACAGTACTAGCTGTTGCGTAAGTACCAGATTGGTTTTGAAATTTCAAGCAAGACTTACTACGTATAATAATTTTACTTTGTGGTAGATTAATTCTTACTTTAGAAGTATTAAGTTGATTATAAGTAGTGGCTGGTCTTAATTCTACTGCTAACCATCTCATAGCCCTAGGGTCTTCAGTAAATTGGGTCAAAAACCAATCAGCCAAACCATCTGCCCAAGTTTGCCAAGTCGTTGGTAATGGATCAGGAGCATATAACTTACTTTCTAGATCAGCATCAGTCCAAGTTTTATAGTAAAAAAAAACAATTTGTGGGATTTGGTTACCAGAAAAGCCATGGGTAGCTGTTAATGACTCTACGTGTACACCAGCTTTTAAAGCTAAAGCTTTAAGTAAAGATCTGAAAACATTATAATACGTAGCAGCAACCGGCAAACTATAATGACCAATCAATCTTGACTCATTATTGTCAGTTCCAATATCTTGCAAACGTTGCTCTTCACGATATGTTATACCTAATTGAG